CCTATATCTAGATTGTGAGTGAGGGATCGAAGGCGAGTCATCAGCTCATCAATACCGCTCCAGTCGCCTGAGGCACCCTCTACACTACTCAGGGCGATGTGTAGGTGATCGAGGATGATCCACTCACAGCCTAAAACGTGACGCATGTAGCGAATGCGACTTACTAACGTGTCGATATTGTTCTCCCACCCCTGATGGTCTAACAGTGCGATACGATTGCCAGCAGTGGCCTTGTCCCAGTAGGATCTCAGCTCCTCATCGGGTATGTCGCGCAGCTCCTTGTGAAGCGGTCGACCTGCAGCAAAGCTCATCCAGCCTAGCGCGGATTTAGCAATCGGCTCCTCCAGCATCAGACACCCGACCTTCTGATCCTCAGGGATCTGGTCGATGATGCCATGGATCACCTCACGCATTGCAGTTGTTTTGCCTAAACCAGTAGGCGCACCCCACACCACGATCTCTTTCTTCCGCATACCGAGCAGAGTGTCGTTCAGACCTTGCCATGGATAGTTGAGAAAGGGAGTGTCGCGAAATTCCTTCACTGAATCCCACGTGTCCTCAATCATTACAACGCCGTCCGGCCTAAATGCTTTCGCCTCCCACCACGCATTTATGAAGGCTCTCACCTCATTATTAACCAGCATGGCGTTTGCGTCTTTCTTAGGTAGGCTTACAACTCTCACTTTTCCAGGGCTGAACACTTCCTGCAGAAGCTCTACTGTCTGGTTGCCCACATCATCAGCGTCCATGCACAGTACGATGTTGTCATACCCTTCGAGGAACTCCAGAGAACCTTTCACGTCCCTCACAGCACTCTTGCCGCCCCCATCTCTGAGGCTCACCACATCGAACTTGTTCTCAAACATCTGATCCACTGACATAGCATCCAGAGCACCCTCAGTGATAGTAACATATTTCCCACGGCCCTTGCAGGACTGCTGGCCGAACAGCCCGATGTTCTCACGGTTACCTGTCCATCGGAATTTCTTCTCTGCACAGGAGCGCACACAGGTTGCCTCCACTTTCCCTGTCTGAGTGTTGTGGAAAGGGTAATAGTGCTCTATAACGCGGCCAGACACATCCTTCACTGCAGTCACGCCGTATTTCTTGCATGTGGCCTTGCTGATGCGTCTGTCTGTTAACTCGGTGTATGTTCCGTTCATTGTGGCTGTTGTCCTTATGAGAGTAGGTGGTATGGGTGTTGTGGGTGCGTGCTCGCTTCTGCTCAGTGCCCCGCAGTTGTGACAGTAGTGCCGTGGATCCGGCTCCCCAGTCTCTTGATTGTTCGCGTAGAACGAAACGGAACTGCTGCAGCCACAGTCGCCACAGGGTAAATCATGCTTATCTGTCATCGTAATGCCTCGTTAGTGTGAATGGTGAGGGGGTGGTGGGCACCGTAGCACCCATCACTCCCTCCAGACCCCGGAAAAGCTAGAACTCTTCTGGAGTCTCGTCCTCACCAGCAAACTCAGCCAGCTCTACCAGACGCACACGGTTGAGGTAGGGGGTAACGCCCCACTGTGGGTGATCGTCCCCGTTCTTGTACAGGATGCGAACCACAGAACCTCGCGGGATCTCACCGGAGTGCGGTTGATCGTCCATGTCCACGACAGGTACAACAAACTTGCTGGAGAACTTTCGCTGCTGCGTATCGTTGTAGTCCTTCAGGCGAATGCCCGCGTCAGACAACTGCGCTGCGTTCTCTGCGTCCAGAGTGATCACAAGGGAGTATTTCCCCGTGCTCTGGCCCATGTAAGACTCGTGCTCAGTGAGGTTAGAAAACGCCACCTTGCCCGTTACTACTGCTGAATCACTCATAAATGTATCTCCTTAAAAATACCGACACTCATTAGGTGGCCGGCTTCCCTTCTCTACACAATTAATCTACCACGTATTACTCATCTGTCTACTGTGAATAATACCACTAAACCCTCTCCGCCTTAGTCTCTGCCACCCCATCAGGCAACATCAGGTCGAGATCCCTGAGTGCCTGTAGACCTTCCTGCACGGCCTGTGCGGGTGAGGAGGCGGTGATGTTAAGCGACACCTCCGACCCGTGCTTACCTGTCACAGTGACCTTGTATTCGTTCATTCTGCCATCCCCTTATGTTGTCTGTAGGCTGCACGTGCGACACGCAGAGCCTCCTCGTGTTTTTCCAGGTCTATCTTCTCCAGCCTGTGCTGCTCCAGCAAGATGTTCGACATTCTGAGCTGTTGATCGGGTGTCAGATCTAAACCCTTTCTGATTTCTTCCGCGATGTTGTAGCTCGTCTGCAGCCGCCTGTGAGCCTTCTCTATCCACAGGGCGGTGTTAGCGTTCATGTAATTGTCGAACAGTTTGTCTGAATCCATTAGTCCATCCTCGTGATGCGGGTGAGGCCATCACTGCCCACGATAGACAGAATGGCACTCTCGTACAGGTGCAGGGTGCTTGTGTCCCCTGTCTCTGTGTCGCTGGCTTGCATGGTGATAAGGGGGTGGAGGGGTGGGTCGTCATGTATCGACTGATAAACCCCCTCACTGTCCACAGTACCCTCGAATTTAAAGGGGGTGCCGAACCCGTACTCCTTACCCATCCCAGCCAGCACGTCTTCAGTGCCCAGCTTGCCGCGCAGGGCAGTTGCCATGAAGAAGTGGGGTAGTATGCCCACCGATGCCAACAGTCGAGCGGGCTTCACGTCACTGTATGACGCTGTGGGGTCGATCTTGCTTTCCATTTCAATACTCATTTTTAGACTCCTCAGTCAGTCCCTGCAGCGCGAGTGCATGCAGGTATGAATTGTGCTTTCGGAACATGTACGACAGCAGCTGCGCGGGGAGGATGTTATCCAGCACCCTCTCAGCCTCTTTACCTTCCAGCCGGCGTGATGTGTCTGCGGGTGAGAGGATAGCAAGCACCTCCACCTTTTCATCGTCTGTCAGGCTCTCTACGAACCTGTGCAGGGTACTCATTTTAGTTGCCATATGGCCCAGTCTCCTCGTCTAATTGCTCGTAAAGAGCCTCTATTTCTTCCGCGCAGAGATCCAGAATAATTGGAGAACCTCCCAGCAGAACGCTTGTGATCACACCATCCTCCAGCACGATTTCCAGATTAACGTGGTTGAGGGTGATCTCATCCACTGTCATGTTGTGCAACTTTCGCATAGCCTAAACCCCCTTTAGTGTCTTAAGTATCCATCAATACATCCACCTAATTAAGTAAATGAATTGATGGCTGTTTAAATTAATCTTAAGCCCTTTACCTCTTAAGATAAGTATAACCCGCTTCCCCGTATTAAGTAGTGAAATATTTACTATTGGTATTTAGTCCTAAAGCCATCTCAGCGGCCACTGTAGGAGCCATACCATCGGCCAGCAGCTCAGAGAACCTGTCGTGCTTCTGCAGCTCCCGCTCAGAACTCCGGGACCCGGAATAACTGAACAGCCCATCACACCACACCTCCCGCAACCCTGATGCAGACAGTACCTCTTCCCACACCTGCTCCGGATCCTGCTCGTCCAGCTCGGCAGTGATCTCAGTCAGGTAGGCTTCATACGACAGGTGATCTTTCACAGCCGTCAGGCACCCCTTGCACAACTCCAGATCCCGACATACGTTGTAGTCGAGTACTACATCACAACTTTTGCATCGCATAATTATATCTCCTTCAGTCTAGCGATTAAAACATACACCACAGGCACCATGCCCAGCAGTACACCCAGCCAAGCAGCCTCCGGTGCTATCAGAAGCCCTGTAATGGCCGCTACAGCAAATAAAACTAAAAGCCATACCACGATAACCCCCAGTTCTCGCGGGTCGGAGAACTCCTCAGGGGAGTGATCTTCACCGCGCACCATGGTGTACTCCACATCCACCGGATCCACCATATCGCTGTAGCACTCCTCGCACACGGGGGTGTCGTTAATCACGACATACCCATGCCATTTACGATCCCGTTTCTGATCGCACGTCTCACAATAATATGCACTCATGTTGCACCCCCTATCAGTTGTACTGCATCGTTAAACCCTTTACACCACGCCACCGCTTCTGATCTTTTGCAAAATGGTTCGGGGGTGGTGAAAGCCGGCACTACCACCTGCAGGGGCTGAAATACGTTCCTGCCGGCTTCCTTCATATAGGTTTCTTTCACATAAAAACCCTTCGGCAAGTGTTCCACCGGTTCATAACCCCACCCTTTCGGGTCATAGTCACTCACAGTCCGCACTCCTTTTTCAGGGTGGGAAGGGCGACACTTTTCTGCCATACCATTTCCCACGTTAACTCAGGCACATCGGTGCGGCATTCTTCTATCTCCGCCCGCGCCTCTTTCTGGGAAAACAAAGCCGGATCCCCGCCTATGCTAACCACCGTGATAATGTCCCCCGTGTTTAGCAGCTTTCCTATACCGCTGTACGCTGCAGGGCTATTAAGCCCTATCACATAAACCCTCATATCATCTCCCCCCTTTCAGCTATCAGTATTAGCAGCCACACCACGCCGGCTGATGACAGAAACAGCCACCCATACTCCAGCATGTCACGCATTACCACACCCCTTTATGCTTCACATAGCCCTGCTTCGCCCGCAATTTACGATCAGCATGGGTGCGTGCAACGGCACCTGCAGAGTGTGCGTGTTTTGCAACAAGATTATTAGCCTTGCTGCGTTTCTTGTCGCCCTGCTTTCGTTTGTAACCCATTTTTCTATCTCCATTAGTGAGGCGCAACAATAGCACCCCTTTTTGCACGTTGTCTACGTAACTATTTAACAAAATGAATGTTTGACAGGCATATAGCTGCAGCCATTCCTCGGGGGGTAAGAGATCTAAGGTGCTTTGTGCGTGCGCTCTTCCCGCCCAGCTTAGTGTGTGCAGGGAATTGTGCCACCGAAGACGCGGATCCATCCGGTACAGGCATCTCCGCACCGCCACCCGACCACAGCCCCGTTTTTTTAGGGTACTTGTCATACGCGGGAAATATGTCAGGTGCCTCCGGATGGATTCCGGGCCCTGGAATATATCCACTGAACATATAAGGGTGGAAGTAGGCTGTAGGTTTCTGCCACATGCTGCTGAGAACACTGACAGGGTTCTCCACTATCCATGGGCACCCGAAAGTGCTAGCAAGTTTAGCCATTGTTACCGCTTTTTCCTGAAATAGTGGATCTGCTTCTCGCTTACGCTGGAAGTGGGCAGCACCGCTAACCGCTAGGGAAGTGCAGGGCGCCATAG